TATTTTGGTTGAATGTGGTGTCCTGGTTGCTATTCAAATAATCTTGTGAACCATAATGATACGAATTCATGATACCCTTTGCAACTGCGTAATCGTTCAAATATGATTTGCCATTGACATTGACCACCACATCGGTGAACACGGGTTTTTGCCCCGTGGTTGTGAAGGTCATAATATCCACATCGGGGTATGTAATCAATTCAAGGTTTGCAATCTCGGTCAACATATCGTACTTAACCGACTGCACTTTGTAGTAATTCCCACTTATGGCGATGGTGTCGTTCAATTCAAAGTTCAACCATTCACCCACAGGTATGATTCCCGTCATTTTAACCAACCTTGATTGCGTTGAATACATACGGGATAGGTATTCCTTCCAATACAAATTATAAATTGAATTAACGGGTGCATCCCCTTTGATGGAATACTCCAAACCAAACGCCATTGAATAACTTGATTGAACTGTGGGATAAGCGGAATACGATGTCATTAACGGGAAAAATGATTGTTGAATTCCGTTAAAATAATATTGATCCGTAACGGCAAATTTACCGCCGTAATAAAACAAGGTCAAATCTTGTTGAACTGGTTTATCATCCTTATCCATAAATCGGGGGATGGTCAATTCTGTATCCCTTATCTTTTGACCATTAGCATTTACCTCGTATAAAACAGATGGGCAAATTACATTAAACGGGGTTTCTAACTCAAAAGTATCTGTGGGGTAATCAATTTCGGGTGCAAATGATATTGACCCGTATTCCCGTCTGTTAATGTTTCGATAGTATTCATTTGCCAAACATTCCGATTCCTTGTGTGTCATTGAAACGATGCTTGGGATTGGCAACTTGTCGTGTTCAATATCCTTTACGTCGATGAATGGTGACCAATTCTTTGTCGTTCCCGTATTGAACCAATCTTGCAAATTATGTATTTCAAAGGTGGTTGCACTCGTTGGGAATAATATGCAGTTAAAAGTTTGTAACACGCCATTCACAAAATCCCTAATTGTCATTTGTGGCATGGCATCCGCCATTGATACGGTTGTTCCATTGATACCTTGTGGGGCATTTGAACAAGACATATAAATAAGGCCTGGGCTTGTAACGACTGAATAGGTGCGATAACCAAATGTCACTTCGTCTTGTGGTGATAATACCGCATCGAAACGCACGGGAACCGCACCGCCCGTTGTTGCATTAAACGATTGGGATTTTTTCACCCTTCCGTTTACCATCCACACGAAGTTGATACTACCCGCACCCGTAATCACAACATCAACACCAACTTGGAATGAGTAATTACCGAATCTGTTTGGTGTGTAAACTCCCGTGGCTGCGTTATAATTACCCGATGGGTTTGCAATCACTGTTGGGAATATAATTTTGGTATACGCCAAACTTCCAAACGTGGTTTGGGTGTAAGTGAATGCCCCTACACTTGCGTTAAAAGTTCCAACTTGCGTATATTCTGGGTCGTATAATGGCCCCGCCGTTTGCATCGGAAGGATAAACGCTTTGTCCATTTCCGCCTTTGATAAAAACGAACCACTTAATGTAAACCCCGCTTCCGCAAATACCGTTGTCAACATGGCCTTTAACTTAATTGCGGGGCGTAAATCATCCACCTCAATACCCCTTGGGTCGCGTATGTTGCCATTTACTCCCGACATAGTGGAATATCTCCACCCTTGGTTGTAATCTGCAATGGGCCACAATATGTCACCACTCAATAATGTGTTATCCCATGACAATAAAATGTTGGCATAGTTTGCCGTGTGGTTGTATGCCGTCCAATCAACTTGATTCAACAATGTTTCACCCCATTGGTCCAATATCTTTTTGGTTGTTCCGTAAAAAACCAAATTGTATAATTGTGGGATTCCGTCTTTGTACTTGCACCCAATGAACTCAATCCGACCCGTGTACACTGGCAAAGAGTGAATCAATAATGTGGCATCCTTGCCGATGTTTGGATTCCACGCACCCAATACTACATTTTCATCAAACCAATCCGAAAAGATTTGGTTGTTAGTGTCGGATGCGGGTATCTGGAACGCCTGGGTGTAATCTGTCCAAACCGTGGATAAATCTTGTAGGTCTTTTAATTGGCGGTTTAATTCAACACTTTCGTCATTAAATAAATCCACGGGTATTCCCTCAATTTCCAAACTAAACCGAATGTTCATCGTACAATCTTGTTTATTTTAGGTTGGTTGTATTCCAATTGGATAGTGTATTGGATCAACTTTTCGTTGGTGCGTTTCTTAAACTCAAATGCGGTGTCAATAACCCGTGTTGATAACACTTCCGTTCCCGTCATGATTAGTACATTGGTGGAATAAAATATCTGTTCAACTATTGGCACATCCGCCTCGGGTATCCAATCCGTGTTTACTGTCATTACTTCCGTGCTATTTTGCAAAAATGGTGTGGCAATCTGTACGCCATAACTCCACGATTGGGCCAAATCCGCTTGTTTGAAAATTGGTTGGCTATATTTTTCGGATTCTACATTGTATGTTCTGCGCGATACCCCGTTAAAAAGGTACGAATCATAAACCCCATAACGATTGAGGAATAACACATCTTGTTGCCCATACTTATTTTGGCAATCAAACACCACGGGCAATACCACATCATCACCCGCCTTAACAAATGTAATGTTGGCATTGGTGCCGAATAGACCTGCGATGGTAAATAATTGTTTCACTTCAATACCTTGAATGGCTTGGTCGGATGTTGTCACCGTGTTTGGAATCACTGTTGTCGAACCCACCACGATTGATGTAATCACCGTTGCATCATACCACAAATATGCGGTTGGTGTAAATGGTGTTAAATACAACGCCGTTTTATCCGTGAATACTGACTTTGTCACTCCCGCATTGAATCCCTCCGCCGTATACGAATAACCCTTTGTGGCCAACGATAAATTTGAAGTGATAACTGCGGTTGACCCCGCCGTCCAAATGCCTTGACACTTCACCGCTACGCGTTTAGCACCGCTTCCGATGTTTGGTTTGTATGTGCCATTCACCAAAAACTCGGTGGTGATGTACTGGGTTACAATTTTGTGAACATCAATCCACGCCCTTCCACCTCCATATTGGTCGGGTAATCTGTTAATGGTTACAATCGGTGTTGCGGGAATGGATGTCGTTCCACTCCACACATAAACTTGGAACTCATAACGAAATCCCGCATTTGCAAAATTGGTGGATTCAAACGCTTGATAAATGATTGGGGAATTGGCCCCAACTATGGATGCGGGTTGTTGTGTAAATGTAAAACTCATCTTTTGAATAGTCCTTTTTGAATGTCTTGTTTCATCGCTTGGGTTAATGCCTTATTGAACGATGGTAAAATTTGTTTTCTTGCTTGGCTCACAAATGGGAATGGTTCGATACCGAAATACTTTATTTTTCTATTCATCATAAACCGCATTGATTCCTCGTTTGCCTTTGATTTGAATTTACCTGTTGACAAGTCACGGGGTTGTATCCGTTTCATTTTAACCCAACTACGCATTGAATCAAGTGGAATCCCTTTGCCTGGCTTCCGACCTCGTTGCACATAATCGGCGGTCTTGTTCATACTGATACCCAATGTCAATCCCTTTGGGTCGGGTTGGATGGATGCCACCAATTGACCACTGGCCACATAATTACCACGGAATGTCTTTTTGGTTGCTGACACAACTTGCCATCCACCGCCAACCTTTTTCCACTTGGCACGGATTGATGTTCGTGGGCGTTTTATTTCCAACATATTCCGACAAGCAATTGCCCATTTCTTGGAATAATCCGCAACAACGGCAACGCTATTCTTAAACGCAATCGCCATCAGTTACCCATGGGTTGATTAAATCAATGGTGACACTTATTTGATATCCCGCCAATACTGAATCCATCGTTTCCACAAATGGATTAAATACAATGGGGCGTTGGAATTGTATTTGGCTATAATTGTCTTGCTCTAACTTCCACAACCCCTTTGACATTTGCACATACATTTCCTGCAATATGTGGGCATAGTTTTGATTCTCGGTGTACCCGTACTTGTCATAAACTGTGATTAGGTTTTTTTGCTCATTCTCACCTTTCAAAAAGTTGACCCGATCCGCAATCATGATGTTCATTTGGATAGATGCAATTTGGTCGGTAAGCGATACCGATTGAATTGAACAATGCATCAACGGGAATACCGTGAATGCTTTGAAGTCCAACTCGGTCAATGTGCCGTGGCTATAATTCCATCCCTCATCCGTGGCGATGTCTTTGAATACCTTAAATGCCGTTCCTATGTGGTTATTTATCATCGCTTATAACTTTGTTTAATGATTTTTTGTTCCATTTCCGCAATGTCGCTTTCGTAAGCGGTCCAATACAAAGCGGTGTGAATGGTCTTAGTATAGACATTTTCCAAGCGTAGGAAATTTCGGTTAGCGAGTCGATAGACCATTCCAAACCATCCCCATTTTTTGGTAAGGCGGTTTTCATCTGCGGTGCCATCTCCACCTCCAAATACTTCTGGATAGAATTCAGTAAGTCGATTCCTAAACTCCAAAAAAAAACCATGGCCCCAAATGCGGTGTTGCAATCTAAATCCTTAAACCCACTGACAAGGTTTGCCGAATAGGGTTGCACTTCATACCGCCCATTCTGTCCGCTATGGGTAACGGGGCGATATAACACACTCATCACCTTCCATAAATCGTGTGTTTCCTTTGTGTATGTTTCAATGTCTATAAACTCACCCACCGACATATCATCCAAGTTTGGAATGAAGCCGTATTCAACGCCATCCATTTTGAACCTGGGCGTGAATGTCGGTTGTTCTGTCAACATCAATGTGATGCGTTCCACCGCTTTTTGTAATACATCAAACGGCATGGCCATAACCTCGGTCATTGTCAACTCACAAAAAATTGATACCGCTTCCAACTGGCGTTGGGTATCTTCCATGTCGTCTTTAAGACCTTGATACGCCAACATTTGATGCAACTTTACATCCTTAAGCGATGTGGGTACTAATATGGTTTTTGATTCAATCATTAATTATAAAACGACCAAACCCCGCTTTGTTATTCCAACGCTTCATTGAGCAACACACACACTTTGGCGTATTGCCTTTGCACCTCCTTATCGGTGTGTAAAATGTTACTAAACTCGTTCACCGAATTGATTGCCGTTGAATGGTCGCGATGGATGATCCGACCAATTTCTGCCCACGGCATCCCTAACCTTTTTCTGCAAATAAAGTTGAACATGTGACGGGCGTATAACGATGCCCGTTTCCGTGATGGGCAAAGTATTTCATCGGGGGTTAATTCCGATACTGTGCAAACCGCCCTCAATACTTCCTTCCAATGGTTGGGTGCATCGTTAAAATCAACCCGTGGGTTTATTATTTCCTTTTTTAACAATTGGATTTTGGTTAGGGCCTCGCCTTGTATCTGCACTAACAATAATCGCAGTCGTTTAATTTCTTGTCGTTGTAAGTGTAATTGTTGGTAATGGCTTGTCATATCAAAATAGTTTAGTTTGTATTAATTGTGGCCCACTCCATTGCTCTGCCATTGCCTTTGCAATCCCTGGGAATGTTTGACTTCTTATTTTCCATCTCAAATCACCCTTCCCCCATGTTTCCGCATACCATGTGGCTTGGCGTTTCTTTTTCCCGTTCTTATCTACCCATTCTTTGAACTCCCCTTTGTCCACAACATCGGTTGCAATTAATGGTTGTAATCCTTTTAACCACAGACAAGTTGATTTTTGAAACGGATCACCAAACATATATGGTTGAATGATTTGGTCGTATTTGCGTATTTGGGAACTGATGATACCAATGGGGTTTTCAATTGCAATTTTTGGAATGGGTGCGTTCATTAAATCCCGTACAAATTGTAATCCTTCTTGTTGCCTTCCGTCTGCAATCTTTTGTTTGAACCATTGCGAACCACTTAACGCCAGATGTGTACACGGAGGGAATGCAATCATCATATCCCATCCGTCATTGATTATGTCAAACACATCGCCTTCGTAATGTGGCCCTGGTTTATCAGTTGGAAGCAAATCACAACTCATTGCATCGTGTCCTAATCGGATAAACTCATCGCGTACCGCACCGCTATATTCACACGCAATTAGTATTTTCATGGTTATTTGTCGTCACAAAGATACAAATAAACACGAAATAAACAAAATTACCTAATATCGTAATTGCCGTAATTACTTTTAATACCCAATGCCATCATCTCATGGTATCGCCAACTGTCAATCGCGTGGTCTGTTCCAATGGGGTTGTTCATGCTTCGCCCCTGGGAATCACTATCCCAACAATAATTCCGCAACTCCTTGATTAAATTGGTGGATGTGGATGTGATAAGGTACGATTGTGATTGCATTATCTGTATTCCGTAATTGATGGAATCCTTGCCCTTGGTTACTCCCTTGATTCTTATCCCGTATCTTTTTATTTCATCAATTGATTTCGGTTCGGCACTATCCGCGTAAACTGGCACATGATTGGGTAATGCCTTTGCAATGTCTGAATTGAGCATTCCCGTGCGATATGCCACCTCATCTATTATTCTTTGACCATTGTATTCATAAACGGCTACGATTGCCGTGGGGTCGTTTGTATAGCCAAAATCCACACCAATGCCAAGCAACCTTGCATCTTCTGGGATGGTGTCAATGGTTTGCCAATTGCTGAATATAACCCCTTGTAAGTTTCCAATCTCACCAAGTCCGTATACCCGCCACCAATTAGCCCAATAATTGGATGTGGTTGCTCTATCCCGTGCCTTTTCAATTTCCGTTACAATGGATTTATCCAACGCTTCGTTGTCCTTGTAGGTGAGTACAATCATTTCCGCATCGGGGTCGTTCACCAATTCACTATCCACCCAAAATTCTGCAACTGGGTTGTAATCCAAATAAATAAATTTGCGGGTACGAATCGCCATTTGGTAGTATGATTCCCAATCGATGTTGTTGCACTCGTTTACAAATAGAACATCACGCCTTGCACCCCTTAATTTTTGTGGTTGGTCTGCACTAAAAAATTCGATGTAACTATCATTGCTGAATGTGTAGGTCAATGATGATTTATTCCACTTGTTCGGATCAAACATTCCCACCATGTCCATTATCTTCAAAAAGTCACGGATCGCACCCCGTCGAAGGTGCGGGATGGTTTCCGATACCACGCTAATTTCACACTTTGCGTTTTGCACCGCATAGGTGATAAGCATCGGGATGATACTGAATGTTTTTGAATCTCACCCCCACCACCGAAGCAATGGGGGTTAAACCGAGGAAGATGTACCACCCCTTACGATGCGTACACGCTTCCTCAATTTTGATATCTTAATCTGTGCCGTTGTTTGTTGTAACATATTCCCATTTGTAATTATATGCGGTTTTGTATCGTTTGCGTTTTTTACAACATCCGATAATTCCCACACTGTTAAATCCTAATTCCCGTTTAACCATGTTAATTGATTCCCATGTCTTTACGAATGTACCATCTTTTTCATACTGATTGATTGGTATTGAACAATTGCTATCTTTTCCCCTTGGTGCTTTTTGTAATCCCAATCGGAATGCGTGTAACTGATTTTCACGGCTTGTAACCCATTCCAAATTGTCTGGCTTATTGTTATCCTTAAATCCATCAATGTGGTTTACCTCGGGTTTGTTGTCGGGGTTTGGGATAAATGTTTGGGCAACCAAGCGATGTATGTTGTAATACTTCCGCATACCATTCTTAAATAATTTGACTTGCCAATACCCATTTCTTTTTAATGTTTGCTTAAGGTATTTTAACTTGCCATCGCTTGTGAATGACTTGCCATTACCCCAAGTGTAAACATCCCCATAAATTGTAATTGAATACAAACCTTCGTAACCTTTGATGTCGAATAACACATCACCATTAATTGTTTTTGCTTTATCGTGAATCATACTACAAATATACATTTGTTTTGTATGTTATACAACCCCCACACCCACCACGAACTATCCGCACCCGCTTCCTTAGGTTGGCAATTTTACTCTGGGCGGTCGTGGTTTGCAACATTACTTCACATCCAAATCAATGCCGTTGAAGATTGGTTTTTCGGTTGTAACATCAATTTGTTGGGTGGGCATACCAAATCCCGAATCCATCAATTGTTTGTACGCACCAACATCACCTTTCCTTGCCTTGTGTATCATTGCAAGTGTGATTAAATCTTCCTGGCTTAGTTTCTCTAATTCCCCCGTGATGGGGTTTTTTGTGTCTTGCATAACCTCCAACCACTTCCGTGCGATGGTGCTTCGGTTCTTTGTGCCTTTGGGTTTCCCGTTGGGATTCCTTATCTCACCTGGTTGGGCGGGTTTCAAATAATCTTTATTTGCCATAATTACTTATCATTTGCTTATCAATCGTTTGGTAAAATCGGGATGGGCATCCACCAAATTGGTTGATGTATTGGTGAATCATCGTGGGCCAAATACCATTGTTCTTCCATAATGTATGCCACTTGTGTTGTGTCAATTAATACCCATTCGTTATCAATGGGGGTGGTTCGGTTGGTTTCTCTCCATGCTTTCATAATTCTAATAATTTCCAAACGGCTTGTTCGGGGGTTGATGCTATTTTTTGAAGTGCTTTTTTTACTTGCTTGTATTCATCGGGCGTGTACTCCAATGTTATTTTTTGGGTATCAATGGTTGGTTCTTCCTCCACCTCATCAATAACCTTTGGTAATTCCAATCCCCAATCTTCCAAATCGTCTGCGTTAAAATCGTTGGCAAGTGCATCCCAATCCCACAATCCGTAATTGGTGTTGTCGCGGATTAAAAATTCCCTTTGGCGTTCTGCACTCCAATCAACTTTTTGGCAAGGTACTGTTGTAAACCCAAGTTCTTTCATTGCCATAAATCTTTGGTTCCCTCCCAAAATCATATTGTCTTGGTTGATAATTAATGGGCGAACCATGGTCATATCTGGGAACTCCCGAATTGACTTGACCAATTGTTCAAACTTTGAATCGCGTATCGTCCGTGGATTTGCCTCGTTTGGGTGTATTTCGTTTATGTTGTATGCCTCAATCATTTGTTTAGTTTTATGTGGTGTACTGTGATAAGATATTCGTTTTTCAATTTTGTTCCAAAGTGTACTTCGTGGTGACAATCGCGACATAACCCGATAAGGTTTTCGATGTTGTCTTTGCCTCCGCGTGACCTAGGCAATAGGTGGTGGACATCAATACATTGTTTTCCGCATTCGGGTACTTCACATTGAATCCAATCCCCTTTGTCATACCCAAAGTAATCTAAATATATCTTTGTCCACGGCTTCATTTCGTATCGCTTGTAAATATAGTTCATTACATACCCTTGGACTAATGCCCATTGATATTCCCACTTGTTCCCATGTTTTGCCCATGTCCTCGCGTAGAATAATTATGGCGTATTGCTTTGCAAGTTTTTGGCGGCGAGTAACCACGGCCCCCATTTTGCTCGGTCTTGAAATTTCTGTCTGCATTTTATACACATATAAATTTGGTTGGGTTCAATGTTTGGCCCCGTTTCGTTTATCAGTTCTTTTGTTGATTCTTTGTGGTGGTCACAACAATCACAAAGGTTTCTCGTAAGTTTCATAAACTTGGGTTAACTCGTTAATCATGTTTTGCCATGCCTTGGGGTTGCACGAACATGGTTTGTAAATTCTTTTGGAACGGAATATGCGTGACCATATTTCCGCTATCTTGTTTGCCTCCATTGGGGCCAATGTCGTGTCGTTGATGGTCTTAAAATGTGTCCACCAATGGTATTCATCTTCCGTCATACACAATGGTTGGCGGGTGGGGAACATTTTGTTCAATTTGTGTTTACGGGCATCGCATCCACAGTCCTCGCCCATCAAAAATTTGGTGGCAAGTTCAATCCCCGTGGCTTGTGTCACCTTCTGAATCATATCCCCCACCCCGATGGATGGTCGTGATTCGGTGTACTTCTTCCGTGTTTCGTTTTTCTTCTGCATAAATTTTGTATTTTACCGTTGTTCTTTGTTTAATAAATTGTTTGGCGTTTTTGATTGAGTTAAATACACTATGGGTTGGTATGCCCGTCTTTTTTTCAATGTCCCGCATCGAATGTCCGTACACAAAATGTAGTTCCAATAACATCTGGTCATAATCTCGTAGGTCGTCAATTGCTTTCTTTACTTCACCCATCAAGTCCATATGTGCCATTTCAGCCATTTCGGGGCTTTCTACGGGGTTAAATTGGTCTTGGTGTGGTATAGTCTTGTTTTCCGCCCGTTTGATGTCTATAAACGCATTGTGTAGCATTTTGAAAAGATAGATGGTGTTGATGGTTCCGTTGTAATTGGCAAATCTGTTTAGCGAACCCTCTTTGATTTGTATTTCACCCAACTTCAAATACATCGTTTGTACCATATCATCGACCTCATCACGATTCGCACCCAAGTATTTGGCTATTTTTATCCATTCAATGTGGCGTTTGGCGATATCGTTAAGCGTTATCAAAGTAACTTTCTATTTGCACAATAAAATCCTCAAACGAATATACCAACGCATATTTGTAATTCATGGCCTCGACCATTAATTGCCACTTTTTTTGATGTTCGGATTGTTTATTCGGTTTGATTTTTAACTCAATGAATAACCCGTGGTGGGTTAGGTTGGGCATAAACAACACCAAATCCGAAACACCTGGGATAACTCCCTCCGCTTTTAACCTTTGGGCCGTTCGCAAATCGCGTGATCCACCATTGGGAACATGGATTAATAAATCCCCCATTTGGCGGTATTGTAGTCGAAACCACTTTACACATTGCACTTGCATACGGCTTTCCAAATGTTTCATTCCGCGTCTAAATAGATTGATTTGGCTTTTGTGAATCCTCGATTATACCACCATTGGGCGTGGATTTTTTCATCCCGTTTTAATTCGTGGAATAAATCCGTTGGTATTTCAAGATTGTGGTTTATCTGCAACCATTCAATCAACTGGTCTATGGGTGTAATTTCTTCGTTTAACATTATTTTGTTTCAATTGCGTTTTTAATTGACATAGTCATGTATTCCAATGCCCGTTTATAACCCTCCGCATAACCATCGTCATAACTCATTTCCTTTCCAATCGCTTCCATTTCTTTGGCTTGTTCTAAAAGGATTTCGTGTTTGTATTTCACTTGGTATGTTGTTTTATCAACAATGATAATTCGGTGTTCAATCAATTGGTCAAGAAACCACTCCACTGCCGTTTGTTGTTTATTATTTTCCATAGTTTTCAATTTCTTGTTTTACTTCTTCCCAATAGTTTGATAAATCCTCATCCTTGTCAACGGAGTTTATACTTAAAATTTCTTCAACACAAATCCTTGCGTTTATTTTACCATATCCCCCACGATTAAATAGATGTATTAAATAAATTGCATTTTCTTTTGGTGTCATTGCTCACCTCCTCCGTAGGTTTCGTTGTAGTATTGTTCACCAGTTATTGGTAATGTACTTTCAGGATAATCAATTCCATGAACTGTTCCTTTGTTGTATGCAGTTTCAATTCTTTCCTTCTCCATTTCTTTGGCTTGGTCAATTACTTCATCTGGAATTTGTGCAGTATCACCATATTTTCCGCATTCAATTAAGAACCACTCCACTGCCGTTTGTTGTTTATTGTTTGTCATATCAATATCCTAAATCCTTTTTAACTTGTGATTGTTTCGCCTGGCGTTCATCGTATTTTTTACCACGCAATTCGGGGGTTTCTTCTTGCACCAATCTGCGAACCCGTGTAATGGTGTCGGAGGATGTTAACCGCCCATTGGCCATTAATTTTAAGAAGTTCATCGCAGTGGTGTTGGATGATGGGTAGCCCATCGCCTCCATTTCCAATTTCCAATACCATGCAACCAATTGTTGGTCGCTGTCTTTGAAGTCGGTGTACTGCGTTAGCAAGTCAATCACCGTTTGTTTAATATCCATTTTCATATTTGTCGATACAATTATACTATTTTAATTTCAAAATTCAAAAGGTGATGAAATTTTTGGTTCGATATTTTCTTTGTACAAAGTGCGGTTACCGATGTATGTGGTTGGGATGATACTGCATTCCCCGTGGCGGTTCTTGGCAATAATCAATTCCGCATCCTCAATCTCGGGTTGCATTGCTTCGTATTTAGCGGGTCGGAAGGGGAACATAACCACATCCGCATCTTGCTCAATCGCACCCGATTCCCGAATGTCACTTAACATGGGGCGTTTGTCTGCCCTATCTTCTGGCTTCCGTGATAACTGTGCCAATACGATAACCGTGATTTGTAATTCCTTTGCCAACAATTTCAATCCACGCGATATCTCCGCGATTTCTTGTTCGCGGTTTTGCTTTGATCCCTTCATCAACTGAATGTAATCAATGACCAATAAATCCAACCCGTGTTTCGCTTTGTGGATTTTTGCCTTTGATTTGATTTGTTGGATTGATGCGTTTGGTTCCTCATCCACAAAAAATTCCACATCGCTTTTGTTTACCGATTCACACAATTGAGTAATTTCATGTTCCCGCAATGTGGCGTTTCTTATCTTCCAATTTACAATATCGGTCAATAATGAAAAGTATCTTTTTGCCAATTGTTCGGAACTCATTTCCAAACTGATAATCAAACCTTTGCCACCCAACTTGCCAAATTCATAAATAAGCGATAAGGCCAATGCCGTTTTCCCCATTCCTGGTCTTGCAGCCATTACGATTAAATCACCCGCGTTCCATCCACCCAATATCCGATCCAATGATTTCCACCCCGTTGGCTTACCCGTTATGCTTACACCACGGGCAATCGCTTCGGTTATGTTATCCAATGCCTTGGCACTCACCTTATGGATGGATTCGGGGTCGTGTATGGTTGTGAACTGTGTGTTGTCAATTACATTTTGGGTCTGTGCAATCAAGTTTGGCAAATCGGTTGCAAAATCCAACTTTTCAATTTCCTCAATGAATTGTTTTTTCAAAAACTTTTGTTCCAACTTGGGTAAATACGATGGCACATTGAATGCGTGGTAAACATCGTTTCCAATGCGAACCATCCACGCTATTTGTTCCCGTGTTAACCCTTTGGACAAACTCATGTAATCAATTGGATCGTTGTTAAAATACTTTTCAATCATTTGTTCCACGATGTGTTTGTGTAAAATTCCATCAAACCAATTGGGCTTAATGCGTGGCAAAAGTGCCTGGGCTTGTGGGTAATACAATAATTGCCCCAAAATGTAATCCTCGATATTGTCATTCATAGTCCGCAATGTTAAATCTTTTTTGTGTTGGTTGTGTCGCCGTGGCGGTTTTTAAGTTACCATCCTTCCAAGTGATAACGCATGATTTCCAATTTTTCATTTGTTCTTTTCCAATTTTCCACCCCTTTGCTTCGTAGTGGTGATAAAAACGCTCTGCAACATTATTCATTCCTTGCTCATCCATATAAACCGCAATCTCATCAATGGTTGGTTTGCTAAAAACCTTCGTTGTTTTTGGTTTGTCAACTGGCTTATCTAATACTTCATCTTTAATTTCATTTTCATTTTCATTTTCATTTTCCATATGTAAAACATATGATAAAGACGTGTCAATCATATCTTCTTTCTTTTTACGATTGTTTCGTCTTGATTCAGAATATGCCTTTCGCTTGGTTACTTCTTCTTCCAACCTTTCGTTGTAATACAAACCCGCCTCGTCCACGGCGAATTTTGAAAATATATCTTCGTCATGTGTGACACATATCTTTAACATATCTTTTTTTGTTAATCTTCCTTTTTGATGTTGGGCGCACATCAATCGAATAAACTTTCCAACCTGGTCGTTGTCCATAAACATCGTACCCGTTAAAAAGTCACTTGAATAAAAAAGGAATGCGGGATCCTTAGACATGATTGTTAGCCAATAAATGTTTGGTAATCGCGTTGTGAATTTCCTCGATGTTTTCGCGTGTTCCCCACCGCTTGTCTTGAAGTTCGGTAAAAATGTTTCTACCATTGATAAAGTACAATTCATCTAAATGAAAATCGTAAGTGAACCAACATTCGTGATCCCGATAAATGTCAATAACGCAAAAATCTTTTAATACTGTTGTGTGTGTTTTGTAAATGGTTTTCATAAAATAAAAAACCCCATCAAAATAGTGCAGTTGCGGTGCGACTATTCTAATAGGGTAAAAATCGTTTAACATAAGGAATCCGCAACAATCCCGTTAACACCACAAATATAAAATAAATTATCCGTATATTTGCACAATCCGTTTGTTATTTGTCATATCATAGGATGGGGGGCTTCATTGCCCCCTTTTTATTGCGTTAAACATCACAACAATCCAAATGATACCACCCAACCCCACCATCGACATTCCGATGCACTGGGCCACATACGGGTGATGCACAATTAACCATCCGTAACCCAACCCACTCAATACAATACAGACAAGCGATAAAATAAACATTCTCATTTGGCTAGTTTGATTTGGATCGTGTCCTCATTCTGAATGTACTGGGCGGGTGTTATTAATTCACCATCTGCACTAATCAACAAACCTTGTGTGGTTGTTTTATACGCATATTGGGCTTGTTTCTCCAAATCCTTAACCTGGTTCTTTAATTCAATTATCTCGGGTATATGGTCATAATTGTAACGACCCCCACCCGCTTTTTTTGTTATCTCATAACCGCAGTAAACTTGACCATGCCATTTCACCGCCTCGGTTAATGCCAATGGTTTTACTTGGTCTTGAAACTCCTTGATGGCCTCCGCCATTTCCTTTAATTCAATGTGGAATTGTAGGGGGCAATAATTACCCCCTTCAACGCTTATCATTGTTTCCGCTAATTTGTTAATATCGTTTGTCATACAAATCGGAATTTAGCAATGTTTTGATTTTTATTGTCATTTCTAATGATTTCCACAAGGTTGTGTTTGTCATATTGCCTTAGCATCGTGTACAAATCTTTAACATAGTGTTCACGCATAATTTTTTGAAGGATTGGATGCTTCCGCTCAATCCATTCGTTTCCAAATTCTCTTTGAACATAGTCAAGAAAATTCCGTGTAGATGTGTGAAGTTGAACATTTGGTTTGGTTGTGTTTAAAGATGCATCGCCAAATAACTTGCCCAAAATCTCCGTTGCCTTTTTCAAGGTAGCCAATTCACCCTCCGTGAACTGGCTAAATAATTGTTGTTGTGTCATATCTTGTTTGTTTAGAAAGGTAAATCGTTTGAATCGTAAGTTGGTGACTTTGAGTTCTGCAAAGTGTCAACACCATTGTTCACGAAATTCTCAAAAATTTGGGCATAGGATAGTATCTCATGCAGTTTAATGTCACCGTTGATAACAAGGTCACCCGCTACCTTTAACACGCTCATACGCATGATGTGTTTGCCCGTTTCGGGGTCTTTGGGTTTTGGTGTGAATTGTTGCGTTGCCCCTGGTTGTGCCATTACGGGTGCAATCTTGTAATAAATGCGGTCCTTAAATGTTCTGTCCGTGATGGTGTAATCCGTTTCCACCCCAACACTAAATTTGGTTTGGTCTTTTGACTTACTCGCATACTCACCCGAATCGCCATTGGCGAAGGTGATTTCAAATTTGTACAATGTGCCATACTGGCCATCGAATGATCCGTTGGCGGTTACATTGGTTACCGCACTTCTTTTTGTTTGTTCCATATTATTTTGTTTTTTAATGTGTAGTTTAGTTGCTCTAAAATCTCAAATTGTTTTTCCATTGATAACCCGTTCCGCTTGAATTGAAATTTCCATGTGGTAACGGTGTTGTAATTGGTGTTTAATACCTCTGATAATTCTTTGTTTGATTTGCTGAATACTTGTGTTAACGCTTCGTGTGTTGTCATATTTTTTTACCTATATCAAATGCTTCATGTGGTGTTAATTCTCGGTCAAATGTGACCTCCCAAATATCCAATGCGGGTACCTGGTACTTTGCTTGGTCAATCTTCATTGTGAATGACTTGTCCGCCTCCAACAAGTTGCGAAGGTTGGTGTATTCATCGGTGGTTAATAAAAGGAATGTCATTTTTTGCCCGTCTTAAACTGATACAATGTTTGGGTGTACTCATCAAAATGCGGAATGTACTCATCGCGTTCGTACTGATACGGGGTTGCCTCTGGCAATTTGTTAATGTCATTTTTGTACTGTCTCAACTTCCATCCAAAGAAGGAAACAACCACCGCAACGGGTGTAAGTAGAATGAAATAAATTATATCCATGTTATTTGTCTTTTCAAAAATAGGTTAAATAATTTTAGATTCCAAATTAAATGCGTTGTAAAATAAAATCAAACGCATCGTGTAA